GAAGCTGGAACATCGCCAGAAAAAGCTATCGCCACTGTATTACTTGGTCCTCCTCCACCTAAACCATATCTAGCGGTTGCTAAATCTGAAACTTCTGTCCACGATGATCCATCCCAAGACTCTGTGGTTCCAGATACAGAACCAGTGGTACCACCAAAAGCTAAAGATGCTGTGTAAGGACCATCTGCTGCTAAAAATCTTCTTGTTGTGTTTAAATCACCTACTTCTGTCCAAGAGGAACCATTATATGATTCAACTATATTTGTTAAAGATGGTGATGGCCCTTGACCTGCGATGGCTAAAGCCGCGGTTTGAATACCTGCTCCTGCTAAACCAGCTCTCGCTGAATTTAAATTACCACCCGCTGTCCATGAAGAACCACCAAACTCTTCAGAGCTAGCTACAAATCCAGTTGTAGCCTCTCCACCAAAAGCTAAACCAGCTGTTTGCGTGCCTGCACCCGCTAAATCTCTTCTACCTGTTGACAAATCTCCTGACTCAGTCCAACTCGATCCATCCCATTTTTCTGTTAACGCTGAAAAAGCAGGACTACTTTCATTACCACCAAAAGCTACAGCTGAAGTGTATGTGCCAACCGATACTAAAAATCTTCTTGCACTATTTACATCACCTGTTTCTGTCCAACTAGAACCATCATAAGACTCCACATTTGCTCGGTTATCAGTGTTATAACCAGAAACAGCTAAGGCAGCAGTTTGAATTCCATTACCTCCCACAGCATATCTTGCTGTGTTCATATTACCACCACTAGCCCACGATCCTCCATAAGGATTGTCAGCTAATGCTTGCGCAAATGGTGTTGGATCTTCTGTACGGGTTGTAACTTGGAACCCCTTTATACCTTTATATTCAGACATAGCTATTATTTATCCTTTAATAGCCAACCTTGAGTCGAGTCTACGTAAACCAATGTAAAACCAGCTCTCTCGGTTGACACTGTTAAATCTGCTGCAGAACCCTGTATCTTGTGTGAGTTTCTTCCTACTGTTAAATTGTTAGTATCAAAAGTACCTGCGTAATCTATTATTGAAACTTCATCACCTTGTGTTGCTGATGATGGTAAAGTCATCGTAATTGCTGCTGATGTTGTATCAACAAAATAACCTTCACCTGCAACCATAGTTGTATTAGATGTCTTAACAGATTGCCAAGACGTTCCACCAGATACTTCAGCAAAAGATAACTGACCAACACCTGTTGTGCCTGATCCTGTAACTGATGCAACTTTTAAAAATCTATCTGCTGTTACGTTGCCTGTTGGAAAAATAAGTGTGTAAGATTGTGAACTTGAGTGGGCGGGAGACCTCAGCTTTATACCGTGGGAGTTCTGCTCACAGTTGAGTTGTAACTCACCTGGATTGTCTGCTCCTAAAACTTCTATATTACCTGTTCCTTTTGGTCTTAATCTTAGGTTAAGATTTGAATCACCTCCAACTGCACCGATCTGTGCACCACTGCCTGTTGCAGCGTTTGTAATATCAACATGGTTTACTGCTGATGATGTAGTTTCAAAAATTAATTGTTCGTTTCCATTTTCATCTCTGATACCATGAGCATCATCAAAATCTATCATGAAAGAATTAGTATCTAAATTACCACCTAATTGTGGTGATGTATCATCAACAACATCTCCGCCTGTTTGAATCTCAATCATGTTTGGATTTGTTGTGTCTGGGTTACCAGAAGCAAAAATTATTTTAGTTGTTTTTGTTGTAGCTGAATAAGTAAAGCTATCACCCGTTCCTGTGGCATATTTAAATTGTACTGTGTATGCGCCTGATGTTGAATTTTTTAAAATGTAAAAGTTTTGAACGTCGTTTGGAATTGTAACAATTTGATTACCTGTAATTGAACCTGTAAATTCTATCATTCTGTGTGCAAGTTCTGCGCCAGTTGATCCATCACTAACTGCAAGAGCAGTTGTTTGTGCACCACCAGCTATAGATTTTTGTATAAATCCACCAGCTATCTGTTCGATAATATCTAAGTTAGTATTTGTTTTTGTTCCCCATGTACCGGCGTTTTCGCCAGTTGCCATTTTTTCAATACCCAAAGGTGTAAATGTTGATGCCATATTAAGCTGCTTCTCCTGTTACATCGTTATAGCTCGTATTTGAGCCAGTTGCAACATCCGAATAAGAAGTATTCGAACCCGTTGAAACATCACTATACGACGTGTTTGAACCTGTGTCAATATCTGCATAAGCTTTAACATTTACTACTCCTACGCTTACAGTGGCTGCTTGACCAGTTAGTCCCATAACTTGATCTTTTGGATCTATGCTTCCTACCGAAGATGTAGCAGAAACGCCTGTTAATCCCATAACATCTGCAGGTGCTAAAGCTCCTATCGCAGCTGTGGCTGCTTGACCTGTTAATGTAATAGCCACAGAACCTGTTCCTAATATTGTGCCTAAACTAAAGTTTGCTTGTACACCTGTTAAAGTTACATCTTCGTTTGGCACAACAACAGATCCTAATGAAGTTGTTATTGAAAAACCAGTAGGGAAAACAGCTGTTCCAACAAACGCTATAGGTGTTCCTAATGTAGAAGTTATAGATTGTCCTGTTAAAGTTACGTCTTCATTTGGTGCAACTGCTGATCCTTGAGAAACAGTAACTTCTTGTCCTGTTAAACCTACAAACTGATCTGCAGGATCTATTACACCAATCGCCGAAGTAATAGATTGACCTGTTATTGTCGGTGTTACAGAAACATCAACAGATGCTGTTCCTTGAGAAGATGTAATCGAGATACCAGTGACTGAAACTGTTTTAGGTATTACAGGTGAAATAGAACCAACAGATGTTGTAGAAGAATTTCCTGATAATGTAATATCCGCGGTTCCTGTCGCTGTTATTGAGCCAATACTAAAAGTTGCAGATATTCCTGTTAGTGTAATTGTTTCGTCAGCAAGTTGTCCCCAACCACTGTCGCCCCATGCTTTTGCACCCCAACCGGTTGCAAGTAAAGCATCTTCATTCCAATATGCTTGGCCCCAGGTGAATCTACCCCATCCTGATTGAACCGACATCTTGGTCCTCCTATGCTAATCTGATGATAGCGTTTGATGCGTCTGCTGCTGGAAACTGAATTGTAAAAGTTCCGTTAGTTGCTGTTTTATCAGAACCAAAAGCTATAGCTGCCACTGCTGCGTTTGTTGCAGATGAGTTGTAAATTAATGCACCATTAGCTGTGAAAGTAGCTGATGAAAAACTTACGTCTGCAAAATCACAAAGTGCAGTCGTGCTTGAAGCAACTGGAGTCACGCTTGTTAACGTAGCACCGCCAGAAGTGTAAGCAGTTCCAGACGTGTTTGTAATTTCTTCAGAAGTTGTGAAAGCTGTAGTCGATGCTCCAAGAGTTGCGTCGCTATCATACAAAGCAATTTTAAAAGTGTTACCTGTTGTTGCTGTAAAATTGTGCACACCTTTTAAAAGTTCTACTTTAAAACTTGTACAAATTGCCGATGTTATTGCCATATCTTATCTCCTTAAGGTGTTGTTGATGGTATTGTTAATCTAACAGCGCCGTCGGTATAGTCGTCTCGTCTTCTTCTGCCGATTTGCTCAACACCAAACTTATCTACTTCCTGTTTATACTTTTGCTCGTATAATGTCAACATATCTGCTGGGCCTTTTAAAAAGGCATAAGTCTCTGCTAGACAGCAATATAATAAGCCATTTGGGAAGTTTAGACTAATATAATTACTCGTATTATCTGAGGCCAAAGTGGCTGGCATCTTGTTGTAATGAACTCTAAATTTATAGTTTGTATTAGGGGTAGGGGCTAAAAAGATACGTCCTGAATTAGTATCTCCATCTCCAGTAGCATTACCAAACATAGCATAGTATTTTGGTCTACCTTGTGCTGCAGACGTCCCCGTTACAGGTTGATACTCTTGTAAGTAAGTTACATCTTTCTTTTCTAACCAAACATTACTACCTGTTAAAACAGCACTTGAATCATAGACCTGTATGCCTCTAATAAATAAAGCCCCACCTGGAGCGTTTATAGTTTCTTGTCCTGGTACTAAATTACCAGATTGTTGTCTTCTATCTGCATCGATAGGAACATCACGCATAATTCTATATTGTGCGTTTAAAATAATATTCTCTAAAATATCTGTTGTTAAAACATTAGAATCTACTTCTGTGTAGTTTCTAATTTGTGTAACTAATCCTGAATAACTTATTCCTGCCATTATGGTGTTAATGTTGCCGGTCCAGCCGTAACTAACATTCCTCCTGCTCTTTCCGTTACTGTAGGGGTTGTCCCTATCACAAACGTATAATTATCTGTTCCTGTTACTGTTATACTAAATCCTGAAGAATTTTCAAACACTGTAAATGCCACTCCTCCAGGTGATCCATCTACGTTTCTGAACACAACTGTATCTGAGCTAGATCTGCCATGACTAGGCTCTGTCACAGTAATAGTGGTGCTTCCTGATGTAATATTAAATGGGTTGCCTGGTAATAAACGATCTGTAGCTGGTTCTGTTCTAGCAGGTTTTGCATTTTGTAAACCCACAGGATCTGCACCGTGAGCTCTTGGTTCTAATTGTGGTTGTTTAGGTTCAAACTCAGATATATGCACTCTAGAACCATTCCATTCTTGAACCATTTCTTTATATGGAAACTCCATTCCTGATCTATCAGATATAAATTTAGCGTGTTTACCTTTTGCAAAATTAGACATTTGGATAATAAGTTTTAGGGGTTATGTAAGAACTTGATGATGAGCCATCTTCAGCTAAAGCTCTTTGTAATTCATCTTCGTAATACAGTTTCATTTGTTGTGATAATTCAGGTTTAAATTTTTGAGCTAAATAAAAGGCTAATCCAGATACCATACAAGGAACAAATCTGTATGGAACATCTGTAGCGTTAGTATAATCGCCTACATCTTGTATTCTTTTTACAAAATAAAAATTAAGTTTATTACCAGCTTCTGAAGAACCAGGTGTTAAATATAAAGTTATTGTAACTTTATCTATAAATCTTTGAACATAGTATTGAGAGGGTGTCCCTGTAGAAGTTTTATTAGAAAGACCTTGATATGTAGATCTATTAATTTTTGTAAGTGGTGTATCTACATTTGATGAGTTTCTATATACAGCTTCTAAAACATCGTCCACACCGTATATGGCAGTGGCATCAGATGTACCATCACCTGTAGATCTAAACATAGTGTAAACCGCTTGATCGGCAACAAGTGTAATTGAATTGTTTCCTATCTGCCAATAGTGAAGTCCTCTATTACCCCACTCTTGAAATAATATATTAAGAGATCTTCTTGCCTGACGTAACTGATTACCAGAGACACCTTGCAATCCAATTCTTTCATATGCCTCTTCAATTATCTCGTCGATAGCAAATGTTTTATCAAAAGTTGTTGTACCCGAAGTAGTGTTAGCCATCTAACCTCCTACTTGTCTATCAATAACGTAGCAGCTGTTAAGTTTGTTATTGCAGATACTTTCATTCCACCCGGAAAAACAACTCCATCTTCAGGGATGTTAAAAGAAAAAACATCTCCATTAGCAACATCTGCTTGAAACAAAGTTGTGCTGTCTGTGTTATCTTGCAAAGTTAATCCTCCAGCAGAACCACCTGCATCTGAAACAAGAATAAGTCCTCTTAATCTTGTTCTGCCTGCAAACACTGCTCCAGTCGCTGTAACTCTTACTGCTTTTACATCTGACTTCATATTTTATCTCCTTATTGGTGTGGGCGGGTATTGAGATCAAAAAGTCTCAAAGTTTCCCACCCACATAATTATTAACTTACTGCTGCACTAAATGGTGTAGCTGCATCACCAGTACCACCAGTGTTGACTTGTACGCCCCATCTGTTTGCACCGATTGCTTTGCAAGTTATGATTGTTCCAGCTAATCCGCCAGTCGTACTACCGTTTAGCTCTC